GGAATAACCTGTACGGAGTTCTCTGTTTCTCGTGATTACCTGCATGCTTTGAAGCAGCCCTGTCCACGTTTGGAGAGTGAGCACATTGGTGCTGTACAGCTAGGACCGTTATTGACACATGCAACATGGAGAACCCCTACCATAAAGCACTCATGCCCGAAGACAAATTTCGCGTCATCCAATAGAGCCGTATCTAATAAGGTGGCTCCTGATCCCAAGGTGTTTAATCGGTTCTCGGTTTGGTTCAAGGAAGTTTTTCAACAAGAATTTCTGCGGGCCTACCGGGAAAGCGAACACGTGATCAGTTTGCAGGATTATTTGGATAAGTTTAATCTGGAATACCAAGCAGAGATACTCGATTCGATGTCCCATGATCGACGAGAATTCACAATTGATCACTCCAGATACAAAGCTTTCCCGAAAATCGAAATGCAATTCACGGAAGTACCGTATGATGACAAGGAAACGCCTCTAAACAAGGTAAAAGAACGGCAGATTTGTGGACCCACCAGTCAGAAGAAAGCTTATGCAAATGCATTTATAAATGAACTGGAATTGGTCGCACACGAGAGCTTTGATCAATACTGTGGCCGCAAGGACTGGCCGGGCATCTGCTCCGTCTTGAACAAACATGAATCAAGAGCAGACTTTGCCTGGTCCGAAGCGGACGGCAGCGGGTTCGATATGACTCAGCTCAATGAATCAAATACACTGGTGTATGACCTGATCATGTCATGCGCTGAAGACGCAACCACACGATTCGTCTACCCAATGACTTCTGACACTGTGCGAGAAGCTTTGGAGTGTTCATTGAAACTCAGAGTCACCATGGACTATGGCAATATAAAGTACACCACTCAAGGCCGGGCTTCAGGAGACGGATGGACTACCTTTGCAAATACGATGTTGATGATTTCTTACTATCGATTCACATTGTATGAGGCAAAGATCCAGACGTTTGCACTGTTAGTCAAAGGAGATGATGTACTCATTGGAATTGAGATCGAAGCCATAGGACGCATGAGAGCCACACACGACGCCATGTTCACGCAAACAAAAGATGAACAAAAACATGGCCTGGGACAGATTTCCGACCCTCTAAGGTTCACAACCTTGGAAAACTGTTCCTTCCTTTCGAATCATTTCTTCCGAGATGCCAACGGATTGGTTAGGATGACGCGCATACCCAAACGAGTCATTCAAACCATGTCCTGGACGACGGCACCGGCGGATTTGGCTAAGCCCACAATTTCTGAATTGCAAGAATTGGCTTATTCAAAAGGATCGTGTTTGGCGGCCTGGGGTTCCGACTTACCTCTCTG